AGGGCGAGCAGCTTCAACTGCGGCAGCCTCAACTGTAGGTGTTGCTTCGACTGCTGGAGTGGTTTCCACTGTGGCTGTCTCGCTTTCTGTTGGTAGGGTTTCTTCAACGGCTTCATCTTCAGATGCCGCTATATCGGTTACGGCTGCAGACTTAAAGGCTGCTGCCTGAACCAAACTTACTTCGAGCAGGTCAGCGCTCGATACATACAGAACGCCATTCTTAGGCTTTGCTGCATTGACCATAACTCCGACTGAAAGTCCGGTGCGGAGTTCTTCTGAGGCTTCGATGAGAGCATCTGTGCCACGGGATGACTTAGAAATCTTAAAAGATGCGAAAATGCCATCTTCTGTTTCATTAAAGAATTGAGCACGGCCAATTGGCTGCTTTGGATCATGCTCCAAAAGGAGCTTCACTTTGCTTGAATCAGCGATATTAATTGCGCCGCGCTCAAAGACAACTGCACCGGCAGAGGTGTTTCCGACCTCGCCGTCATATGGCACGATCTTGCCAGAGATAGTGCGTGCTGCGCTATCTGCAACGAGTTCTGCTGAGAATGTAAGCATTTCGCTCATATCATTCCTTCATTTCCGTTAGGTGTTAGGTCGGTCATTTCCATCGCTTGCTCCTGGGTGATTAACTGGAGATCAAGGAGTTCACGAATAATTGATAGTTCTACGAGTGGATCTGTGCGGAGATAATTTTTATCGATGTCGAATTTTACGATGTTGCCACGAGCTGTAATGTCGTCCATTGATAAACGATCCTCGATGGCTGAGATAAATGGCTGCAATGAAAGTGTGAGGAATTGCTTGCGCTCATCGGTCACGTTTGCATAGGTCATTGTTGTGTTTTGATCTGCTGAAACGTAATAAGGTGGAACGTTGCAAAGGCGAGCGATCTCTGTCGCTAGATTCTGGATAGCCTCGTTGTACATCATGTCTTTAGGGCTGAATCCGACTGCTTCATATTGTAAAGTCGAAGTTAGGTAAGCCGTCGAACGATTCTGGCGTGCACTCTTCCATGCAGCTAGTAATCCTTGGACTTCAGCAGGTGGTAAGTCAGCGCCAGAGTTGCGGATGTAACCAGTAGCCATTGGAGTAGCTGCTGCGACTACAGAAGCCTTCTGGATGTCGAGTGCTGCGCGGATTGTCGATACGCCTGTGTTAAGAATGCCATCGCTTAGTGACTGGAAGGTGATAAGTGATCCAAGGCCGTCCATTGGGACTGTTGTGCCATCGATGGCGTAAGACTTTACAAATACGTTATCGCGATCAAGTGTTGCAGTAACGCGGCTGTTAGCGATCCACTCAAAACGAGATGGGCGACCATCTTCCTGATAAGTCTCAACAACTTGCCAGAATGCTTGGCCGTAAAATAGAAGTGAATCAACCGTGTAAGCGATAGTCACCGAACGCGGCTGATGATAAGAAGGTTGATCGAGCCAGAGTGGCTTACCAAGTTCTTCACCTGTTGACTTCTTGTAAAGTTCAAGTGGGATTGTGCCAATAGTTCCAGCGAGCAGATTCCGGCATCGTGCTAAAGCTGGTACGCCCATTGCTTCTGTGCGTCCGACGTAGGCAAATTGAAAGGGCATTGCATAAGGTGAATACTCGCCCAATACCTGAGGTGCGGCTTGAGCCTCAATAGTGGCTTTTGGTGCTGCACCTGTAAGGCGCGAAAGGATACCCATAGAGGGCAATTATACACTACTCAGTGTAAATCGCTGCGATCTGTTGAGGTTTTAATAACATAGATACAACCATTGCTAAACCGATCGGTGCAGAGATATCGCCAGCACTTTTGCGCTTTACGATTCTCCATGCTGAGTCATTGACCTTGGCGGCGCAGTTGTTCATCTGTTGGATCAATTCTTTCTGGCCATTGTGAACCACTCGATGATTAACCAAACCATCAAGAAGATCCGAGCAAGCCTGATAAAACTGCTGGCCTGAGACATCTTGAGTTACTTGTCCGGCATTGGCCAATCTTTCAGCGATCGATTGCGTTGCATACTTGTCGTAGCAGATCATCTTGGGACGATACTGATCAGCCCATCCCTTGATATCAGCTGCGATCTTCAGATCATCTACCGAGACTTGGCTTTCCCACGTCTGGAGGATTCCCACACCGATCCGTCCATCACCCATAATCTGACCAGCAACGAGGCTCGCATTGCGGCGAGATGGAGATACATCGAACCCAAAGACCGTATAGCCACCGATCGGGATCTGGAGCGTGGCATCGGAGGTCTCCTCAAGTACCCCATGAGGCCATGGACTTTGGAGAGAATCAATCCATTGGCATAGAAGTTCAGTTCTAGTGTCTTCAATCTTGTTAGTCGCCACAGCTTCTTCAAGTGATTCCTCCGTTATTGTGTAGCCGAGTGCTGGATTAGCCAGCGCCCATGCATTGCGGTCTGTGATCTTGCAGTATTGCGGTGCTGAGTATTCGTAGAGTGCAAAAGACTTTGGCGGGTTAGATAACGCTCGTTCGCGTAAGTTATTTAGGGTTTCAGAGAAGGCGTCCCCGGCATTGGAAGTCAAAAAGGTCTGAGAATTGGCACGGGCACGAGTTGTGGGAATAGCAGCTGTATAACCTTCCTTGCTAATCTCTCGAACCTCATCGATCCAGAGAAAGTCAGCTGTGCGACCACGAGATGAGTCGCGAGTATCAGATACCAAGTCAAGAGTGGCTCCGTTGAGTAGTTCAATGCGCTCGCCACCATTGGCGTAGCGAATTGCCTTAGTGCCAGCCTTGAGGTGAGGTGCGTTCTCGATGATCCATGCGATCTCTCGAAAAGTCATAAGAGCAGTCGCTCTGTTGGAGCTCATGATCAGATGCTTTGTTTCGCCACCATAGAACAAGCCCCAGATCACTCTCATGCGGCCTAGGTGGGACTTACCATTCTGTCGAGCCACTAGAAGTAAACAGGTCTTGCGGATGTACATGCCTTTAGCATCGATCCGCATCATGTCGTCCAAAACCCACTTTTGCCACGGCAATAGAGGCATGCCTAGATCATCTGCAACCTTGGCGATCTCATCTGAGCGCGTTGCGCCCTTGAGAAGTGGACTGTGAAGCCTTGCTTTAATTGCCCCTCGTAGCGCTTTCTTACGAGCCGCCATTACTGGCCATCATCCGTGACTGGTCGGGCGGTAAAGGGTGAGTCTTGGAGCACTTCCGACTTCATCGGGGATAAATTGTCGATAAAGACAGGGGGGGTGAAAGATGCACCTAGAAAAGCCGCTTGTGAGCGTGATCCCTTGCGGCCATTGCACCTCTTACAGCATGCCACCAGATTCTCTAGTTCATGACCTCCACCCTTAGCTCGTGGAATGATGTGATCTACTTCCGTTGCTGGTTCGTGGCAGTACACGCATTCATAGAAGTCACGAACTAGCACCAACTCACGTTGTCTCTTCCATTGACGTGTATGTAGTTCTCTTTTACCCACGATCCCTCGTTCCTTCATCATGCCCATGATTACTGGATGATCTATAGGTAGGTAACACTTATCACCATACCTTATGCGCTTAACATACTTGATCTTGCCCTTGAGGCTTCTACCTCGACGATCATGCTTAGGCTTTAAGCTGATCCTATGCCTATAGGCTACATTGACTACAGTACTGTACTTGAGCCCTGTCGCTTCTGCTATTGACTTAGCCCCACAATGAGCATAAGTCTTTATAAATTCTAGTTGTTCATCTGTTATGGCCATTACTGCCATCCCTTAGTCTTTAAGTGTTGCAATGCCTTGCAATAGTCAGGCTCATCATACTCTGTCCATCCATACCTATGTGCTACATAGTGCCAATACCACCACCATTGTTTAATGGTAGAAGCATTCTTTAGACTTTTAGATCGACCTTGATATAACCCATAATGAGAGCCGTTCTTAGCTCTTGGATTCCATCTTGATTCTCTATAGACAATCTCATGATGGCATAACTCTTGTTTATCAGTTAATTGTTCTTTTGCTAAATCTTTAACGTATCTAATACTAAGGTTTGACGCCTGTGCATCTAAGGGCATTGCCATAGATAGAGATATCCCAATAGCGATGGCTACCCCGCAGGCTTGCCGTGAACGGCCTGCGGTGAGCCCTTGATGGGCTCTAGCCAGAGAGCGTACCATGGCAGTCAAGTTCATTTGTAAAAGTCCTGTTCAGAGCGGTGTGTCGTTATCGGTTGTCGGTAGAATAGAATCCTGATCCCTTGAACGAGACCCCTACAGAGCTGTAAACCTTGTGCATTGATGATTGGCAATAAGGACATATCAAATCGTGTGGCTCATTGACTGAGTACCATTGTTCTATTCGAGCATTGGACTCACAGTTTTCGTTATCGCACTCAAACTCATAAGTTGGCATCTGGATCAACCTCACATGTTCTGCATGTTTCGATGAACGCCCATGCGCCACACATCTTGCATCTCATAGGCTCTAGTTTAGCAAGATCATTGCTGAAATCACCGTAACCTGCACGAAGCAATAGATCGACCAGATCACCAAGTCGCATAAAGGCCAAATAGTCTTGGGGACTACCTTCTCCTTGACCATTAAGACGACAAGTAACAATAGGCAACCCACCAGTTTTAGCTGCCCTCTTTGTGACCTG